GAGGTGGTGGTAAAATCTTATCAATATTTTTTACACCAATTGCAGTGTACATATCTCTGTATGCTTCATACATATTATGCATTCCAGGATTTGACATTGCAAGTTGTAGTTCAGTTTGAGCTAAACTAATTCTTTGCGATTGTGAAAATATATTTGGATCAGCTATAGGCATGATGTCTACTTTGTCATCAAAGTCTGCAACTTTAATATTTCTTTGTCCACCAATAACATCATAAGGATATTCTGGTGGTAGATACGTTTTGAATACATCTGATAATAAAACAAATTCTTTTTTTAATGCCACATACAATCTTTTATGTATGGCTGACATGACCCTGGAGCCTCGCTCTAAGAGGGCAATGGTCGTTCCAACAGCTGCCTGCTGGTTGCCGTCACCGACCTGCATGTCAGCTATGGCGGCAAATCGTTGACCTGCGTTTACTACGATGCCCATCAGTTGTAATAATGTTGCTGATGGTTCTTTGAAAGGTAAAGGCATAAATGCGTCTCTAATGTTTCCGCCAGGTGCATCTACGTCTCTAAACTCTCCAGGTTGAATCGATTGCGCTTCATCTCTAACACGAATACCTCTTTGCTTAAATCCAGCTGGCATATTTGAAAATGTACCAGCATCTAATAATTGTCTAAGTGCATTCGTTGCAGTTCTTGATAATCCACCGATCATGTGGATTAAGCCAAAACCATAAAACCCTAAACCCGGTAAAAATTTAAAATGTGCAAAGTATTCAATTTTATTTCTTAGTGGGTCTTCAGCTTTATAATTTCTTCTTATAGATAAAACTTCTCTTGACGATGTATCAATTGTTACAATGTATGGAAGTTTTATTCCTGTTGGGTTTTGTTCCATGTCTTTATCTTCAAAACCTTCAAGATCAAGATTAGTGTGTATTTCTAGAATAGTGAACATTTGTTCATCTCTAGTTTTTTTAACTCCTTCTAATTCTCTTTCTTTTTTATCTACTTCTGTTTCTTGAGAATAACCAGGTGTGATTTCTATGTCTCTATAAAAACCAGCTACTTGTTTTTTTCTTAAGTCGTTTTCTGACATTTTTAAAACATGCACAATTGATTCTGCATCTTCTAAAGATGTGGCTGTGTAAGGTACTATCAAATCATCTGCCGGAACAAATTTAGACACGGCTCTGCCAAGCAGTTCATCGTAATAAACTTTCTTGAATGCAGAGCCGCTAAGAGGGAGATAAAAAAGTAACTGATCGAACTCGGGTTCATACTCTTTCATCACGTTCATGAGTTGATAGTTCATGAAATTTTTTACTCTCGTAGCTTGGTCTTCTTTTTGTCTATTAATCACACCCATAATTTGAGTGTGTACTGGACCATTTGCTGGAAGTAATTCTTTGTAAGCATGTGCTTGAAACTGTGTTACCGCTTCAGCTAATACTGGGTGAGTTGCACCACTTGCATTTGTGAACGGCTGTGATCTGTTTTCATATTTAAATCCTAATAAATCTAAACCTTTAGTGTAAGCATCTTCCCAATCTTTTCTTGATGCTTTGTACTGCATATAGTTTTCATAAAGTTCAGAACCTAAAGTACCTAAAACATCCTCTGGTAATAGGTCTGCTAAATTATCAAAATGTTCGTTTGTGCCTGGTTGGTTTATGGCTTCTGGATCAAAAGTAATAGTAGCTCCACCATCCTCGTCTTGTTCAACTTGAACATCTTCGGGTCCAACCTGTTCTTCGATATTCTCTTGAGATGCTTCTGCGATCTCTTCTTCGCTAGGTAATTTTATTTCCTGCTCTACGTTGGGTAAAGCTTTGTCTATATCTGCCATTATTTTTCTCCGAGTTCTTCACCACTATAATCTTTTTTTCAGGAACATTCAACCCCTGTGGGTTTGGTCCTCGAAGTGGTGGTATCGTCGTTGTTAATTTTTTAATCATCAAATAAGTCCATACCTTGTATCACTGCAGAAGCTGCAAATCCACCTATTCCTGCTCTTGATAACCCTCTTAATGCTAATTTAGGTAAACCTAATCTAGCTAACTTTTGAAGAGTTGGACTTAATCCTCTAGTTAATTTTGGTGTTTGATCTGCAAATGCCGGATACAAATAGTTTAATGGATCTGTTGCTATATCTGTAAATGAGTCTCCTTCTGCAACTTGACTAGCAATATCTCCGGCCATGAAAGGTGCGAGTAGTGCAGGTGATGCTGCAATTCCAAGTCCTCTTCCTAAAACTCTTAAACCTGTTTTTGCCATACCTGGTCTTGGTTTTTTCTTCTCAATACCAAGAGCTCTAGACTTACTAGCTTTAATTGTTGATGGCGCAGCAAGTGCTGTTGACCCTGCAAGTGTTGCACCTAATGCAGGTAATTGATAATCTAATATTGCTGGTCTTTCTATGTCGATAGAAATAGGATCTGTTGCCATATCAACTAACATATTTTTTTGTTGATCTTCATTTGATAAATAAGTTGTTGGATCATCATTACTAAATGCTTTGACCAATCCTACGGCAGCTCCGACACCAGCACCGATACCAAATGTTTTAAAACCACCAGATTTTAAAACACCCATTACTGCATTTTTTGCTTTTGCAAGTGGACCACTTGTTGCTTCTACATTTGCAATTTTTTGTGCAGACCCTATTGGATCTTGATCAATTGCAGCTAAACAATCTGCAGGAACTCTACCACCTGTTGCTTGTGCCATAACAAGTTGACAGCTTGTGGGAGCCCCTTTTACAATATTTTTTAATTTCTTTTTAATTGTAGGTAAAAATTTTTCTGGACTTGAAACAAACTCTGAAACGGTTGCTGTTTTTTTAGGAAATTCAAAAGTGTATCCTGCTCTTTTAGAAGCAGCCTCAATGTCTAAACCCTGATCTTTTAATTGTTGTAATCTTTCTGAAGAAAAAACTTGTGTAACATCTTCAGCTGGTCTTAACTTTGCTAATTTAATATCATACTGTTTTTCTAAATCTAAAGCTCTTTCATTTATTTTTGCAGCTTCTGTTTTAAACAAAGAAGGGTTTGCTTCTATTTTAGCTCTAACTTTAGATAATTGACTTTGATAACCTGTAAGAACATTTTGATTTAAATTTCCTTCCATTACATCTACAAACTGAGAAAACTCCGCTGCTTTAGATGAAGCACTTCCACTAACCCCAACAATTTCATTAATATTAAAACCATAAGGATTTTTAGCCCTACCATCGTAAATAGGTATTTTATTTTCTTGCAATATAGTTTTAGCTTGATCTTTTAAAGACTCAAATGTCCCTGTTCTATTTCCAAGTTTTTCATCAATCATCTGCAAGTTTATTCTGTAAAACTGATCTAGATAAGGGTCTCCAAATTTTAATTTAGAAATTTGTTCAAACATTTTTTTAGAGGTTGGATTATTAATTTTTATATTATTAATCTTGTTTGCAAATTTTTTGTCTATACCTTTAAAACTTGTATCAAATTTTTTACCTGCATATATCTGAGCTAATCTAATAGTTGCGTTTCCGGCTTGTGAACCAGTTGTTCCATCAGGTAGTTTTTTTAAAACTTCTGTAACGTTTGGAAGAACACCTTTTTTAAAAGTGTTTTTAAATTTATCGTGCATGATAGAAATATTTTTTACAGTGTTTGGTCGTAAGGTATCTGTTTGACTTTTTCTTAAAACGTAAGCTTTTTTTAATTGTTCAATTTCATTTTTAGTAGGAATTTTATAGAACAATTGTTTTTTCGTAAAGTCGTATGGTTTTAATATTTTTTTAACTACTTGACCAAACCCGGATGAAAACTTTTTACCGGTTCCTCCTCTGCCCACACTTCTACCTCGTAGTGTATTAACTGAAACAGTTTCACCAAACTCATTACTTAATAATTTAAGAATATCATCTTCAGTCATCATACCCTTAGTTTTACTCAAAAGATTTTTATAGTAAGGATAAATTTGATGTTTAAAATTTTGTCTTTGAACGTTAGTCAATTCTTCCCACTTCTTACCTTTGTATCTTTCTCCTGGACCTTTTGATCCTTTAGCCACAGGTAACTTATCTTCTAATAATAATTTAAAAATTCTAGATTGATCTCTGTTTAGTCCTTTAAAATTTGGGTTGTCTATTCCACCTCTATAGATAGGAGATTCTGGAGCATCAGTAAGAAAATTTCCATATTGATTTTTAACATATCGTTGAACCATTAGACCTCCAAGATCTTAGCTAAGCCACCACCTCTGAAAAGACCTTTCTCTCTTAACAGATCATCAATCTTATCTTTCAATGCTGGATCGCTGTCTGGATTTTTAAAAAACTTATATAGGTTTTTAAAATTTTTATTTGAACCTCTTTCTCCACCTAGGTGTTTGAAGATCGCAGACTTCTGAGCAGCTGTATATAAACCTCTTACAATATTACCTGCCATATAACCTGGTCTTACTGAACCACCGTCTGCAAAATCAAAGTCATCGACCATCTCAGGATTAAACGCTCTATCGGTAATTGTGTTACCTCTTGCGTCTTTTATCTTAACTAAATTTTCTGCAAACTTTTGAATGTCGTCTGCGTTATCTAATTGTGCAACTGACGATGCAACTTTTGGTCCAAAATATTTTTGTACTAATAACATAGGGTCGCCCATACCACCGCCACCACCTTCAGTCATAAATTTAAAATCATCTGCTTCCATAATAGTAGACAATGATGGTCCACCTGGATTTGTTGGATCTTCTAAATCTTTTATTCTATTTAAAAACTCTCTAGCATTTGCTCTTGCAACAGGTTGAGCATTTGCTGATACACCGATATTTAAATAAATTTTATCTACAATGTCATTTACAATTAAATTATTATTCTTAACATTTTTAATTGCCTCAAGTCCTGCACCTGTAAATGGCGCTGCAATATCATCTGGTCCACCACGTGAACCTGGGGGTGGCAAGTCTTCTACTTCAGGAAAAGGAACTTCTTTTCCCCGTTGTCTTAATGACATCAAACCTTCTTGATCAAGGTTTCTAACTCCGGTTACCATGTCTGTAATGTTTGCTGGCGCTGCAGATGGAAAGTAAACACTATCCATTGTCTGCATATTTTTTAAAAGCTGACTTGCTTGTATGTCATTCAGTTTACCTGATACAGCGTAACCTACAGAACTTTTTAATTCATCAACTGCTTTCGATCTTGGTAATACACCTAAGGCCTCTGCGTTAATGTCCATGTCCAACATCAACTCTGGAGATTTACCCTTTCCTAAAAAATTTACATTTGTTTTAGTCCCCATAACTTCATTTAAGTTTCCACCTAACTTTTTGTATAAAGCTAAAACTGCATCTAATGTTTGTTTCCTAGCCATAGTATTCTAACCTACTTCTATCTGGTAGCGGTTCATCTTGATATGCATCTTTGTTACGAACCATACCACCTTGTTTAATACGCATGATTGCCTGTGTTGTGGAGTCAACATAGTCATCGTGATCTCCAAACGGAAATGATGCGCACTCTTCCACAACCTCTTGAGCAAAATGTTCGTGCATAGGAGCCCAAATCATTCCCATCTCAAAAAGAGGTGCTACTGAGTTTACTCTAGCATGTTTATCATTTCCTCGGCTCGGCGTAAAGTTAATTACTGGGATTCCCATATCCCTCAATTCTGCTGTCAGAGGAATACCAGAGGCCTTGGCCTCCACGATCACCATGTCAGGCCGCCAGTATAGATACTCTTCATGAGCAACTTTTCTAAGTTCTGGAAACTCATAACGATCTTTGAAAGCATTGAGTAATATTATATTGGCTCTACCATCATCATCTTTGAAGACTCCCCACGTTGTAATAGCTGAAAAGTCGGCAGATTCTTTTTTAAGAAAGGCAGTATCGTAAGACTGAAGTATAAAATCACAGCTTGGTGGATTCTTATGTGTCCAATCTTGCCACCAGTCTCGTTTTAATATTGCACCTTCTTCAGCTGTTGGCTGTTGCATATACTGAGCATTCCAGTTGTTAACGGGAATAGATGCTTTAGTTTTCTCTAATTCATCCTTGGTCCAGTATTCCGGCCACACGGGCTTTCCATCAGGAAGCAGGGCAGGTAGTTCTACAACTTCCCATTGATCAGAGTTCTCTTCTCCCTGAGCCCTGATTAATTGTCCAGTTATGTCCTTGGTACTCCAACGTGTCATAACCACCACGATACGACCTCCTGGTTGTAAACGTTGACGTGGACCTGATGTATACCAGTTCCATGCTTTATCAAACGACTTACTATCTTTTTTAATATCTTGTTCTTTGTGTGGATCATCAATGATTAGAAGATCAGCACCACGACCTGTAATTGCTCCACCAACACCGGCTGCGAAGTATTCTCCACCTTGCTCTGTTTTCCATTTACCAGCGGCTTGGGAGTCCTCCATCAGTCTAGTGTCGAATAATTGTTTGTAATTAGATTGATCTACCAGGTTCTTGGTCTTACGGCCGAAGTCGATTGCTAGATCTGCCGTGTGTGTTGCTTGAATGATCTTTAACCGGGGATCGAGGCCAACCATCCATGCCGGGAGTAAGTATGAGGCAAACTCCGACTTCGTGTGTCTTGGCGGCATGTTAATGATTAGTCTTTTAATTTTCCCGCTAGCGAGATCATTAAATTTTTTATTAATTTTTTTGTGGTGTGAACCTTCAATAAATTCAGGCCAAACATACTTTACAAAACTCAAAAAGTCTTTTTTGATTTTAGGTCTGGCTTTATCTAATTCTACACTCTTTTCTAAATCCAGAAGGCGAGCTCTTTCTTCTGAAGTCAATCCTGAAAAATTTTCCATAAAATTTTTTATAATATTTTTAATATACCCTATTTTTGAAACCTTGGCTATAAGAGTCTAAATCTTACATATATGTATGACCTTGGGACCCCTTGTATATTATTAAGGGTGGGCCCTCCCTAGTTTTCAAGCGAAAAATCAAGATGTAGTGGTACCTCTATCGGTACACACTAAATGTGGTTATGCAAAAATAACATGGCTCGACCTATGCAGTTTTTGCATGGGATAGTGTAGGATTTGTGGCTCATACCTAAACCACAAACCCTACTGCGAGATTATCAGAAAGGCATTTCCGATTGTTGTTCTTTCACTTCATCAGTTAGTATAAGTGGTTTATCAACTGCACTAAAACTAACTTCTTGTAAGTGATAAGAAATTTGTTTCTTGTCCTCGTTCAATGTATCAAGAGCCAACAACTTTCTTATTGCATTAGTCAAGTTATACATTTCGGACTCGTGAATACGATAGTTCGTAGCCCACGAATATTTTTCTTTTTTAATTATGAAAAACTTTTTTTCATCTATTGGTTTTGTCATATTATATTACTCCTAGTATGGTTAAAATAATGTAGCCATACAAAAGTACAGCTACATTAAAGATTGCTAATTGAATACTCACAGCTTGATACTCCAACTATCACTCGCTGTTCTATATCCGTCTTGATCAACATCAAAATAAGTCATTAACATACGACCACTTTTTGATATCCAATATCTGCACTTATCTGTCCATAATGCATTTCTTGTTATTGTTTTCTTATCACTTGCTGAAAAGTAAGTGATTTGAAAAGGTTTATTATTTATCATTTGTTTTCTCGCTTTCTATAACCTTATGTGGTTATGGGATTAATATATATTAATCCCATAGTTATTCAACAAATTAATTCAAGTTATCCGAATTAATTTTCTGCTGTTGCATATATGCAACACGTTCTGCTATCTTTTGTTCTCTAGTTTTTTCAGTATTTTTCATACCTTTTATTCTTTCAGCTAGATTTTTCGGATTGTAAATAACAAGCCCTGTACTATTAGTTCTTATTATTTCGTGGTCAGTAATTTGAACACCAAGTTCATTTGCTAACTCAATCGCCTCATCTAACCATTTGTAGCCCTTTAATCCAATCTTGATTTCTTTCATTTGTTTCAATACTGAATTAATCCATTTTTCGTGGGCAACAACAAATTGACCTTTACTCGCTTTCCAAGAAACAAGAAAATTAAATTCTTGTTCGGTGCAAGCAATAGACCTATCACGACAATAATCACGACCAATTAAATCAAGATTATATTTTTCGTTCCACTCTTTACCATACTTGGTTTCATTGTTTCTTCCACCACTCAATCCAAGATACTCATTGTTATTATCAACAAATTTTCTTTTGTGTGGATTGTCGTCTTTGTCAGCTTGTTCAATTAAGATATCTGCGTTGCAATTTTCTTGTGCGTTTATCTCATCTCTAAACAAAGCAAAACCATAACTACTATCACGATTAGAAGAATAATTATTTTCAGTATCAATGTCGCCATTTAATCTAAAATCAAAATGTTTTTCTATTGGTACATTTTCTTCTATCTCAACTTGATTGTCATAGCCTCTTTTTTCTTTTGTTCCAAGATAATGAAAATGAAAACAACTATCTTTTGCAATAGTTGAAACATTTTCAAACTTGTTTTGTAGATAGTATGCTTTCTCTACATCTTCTTCGGTATAGTGTCGTCTTACTATATCTTTTGCAACCGACCAAGCCTTGTCATTTAAATCAACTTGTTGCCCTTTGAGATCATCATACTTTTTCTTCTCTTGGGTATCTTCTTGAAATAAAGATTGCTTGATACGATTTGCAACTTTGTTTCGGTACTCTTGGTTTAGTCTTATTCTAGCCATGTGTCCTCTTTCTTTTTTATTGGTTAATGTTTATCGGCTCGTGGGGTTTATTCAGATTGCCCCACGACACCTTTGCAAATTGTAAAATTGCTGAATTTATTTTTATTTGCATAAATATTCTTTTAAACTATTGACTTTTAAAGTCAAGGGATTATATAAGATAATATATTAATTTATAAAAACTTTAATATCAATTAAAGCTAACTTGCGAGAGGTAGTTCTAGTGTAGAACACTCGCAAGTTGCATAACGAGAAAGGACAGAAAATGGCGTTAAAATATTGCCAAAGTCATAAGTGCCATACTTACGACACAAAGGACAGGAAACGAGGTAGCAAAGGCAACCGAGTTAATCAAACTAGAAGAAGATCAAATCTCTATTATGGAAGTGGAAATTTTTGCTCAATGAATTGTTATAATGATTGGGCAGAAGAATTCATTGATAGAGCAGTTGACCAAATTAGTGGCAGACTACACGAACCATTAACATTAACAGAAGAAAATGCGTGGCGACGAGTTTGGAACCCAAACAGATATGACCGAGATTATAATAGGGTTGAAAGTCAACCAGATTATATTGAAAGGAATATGATTACCAACGAGGTAAGACCTTTACAAAATACATAGTTTCATCTGTCCTTGATGATTTTCCTAGTTTAGAATTATTCTAAACTAGGAAAAATTTTTTTGTTTTTTTTTTGGGTGGGCCCTCCCGGGTGGGCCCCAGCCCCCAAGCTTCAAGCCTGTGGATAACTTAAAAATAGTTATTGACTTATTGTAGGATAAAATGTTAAGTTATGCGAAACTAATAAAGGAGAAATAAATATGGGACTAGATCAATACGCAGGACTTCGAGATAGTAAAGGCGAAGTTCACGAAAAGTTTTATTGGAGAAAACACGCTAGACTGCAGGTGCTTATGTCTAAGCAATTCAATAAACAAAAAAAAGAACAGGAACATAACACACATGACGACCTGCAACATCTGGGTTTTAATGGTGGTCAAGGTGGTGTTACAATTACTGAAGATGTAATCAAGGATCTGGAAGAGGCAATTAAAAATGATTATTATAGTCACTTTGCTTCTGATGGTTTCTTCTGGGGTCAACAATTCCAAGAGGAACAAGTTAAAGAATACAAAGCCCAAGATGAAGAGTTTTTAAAATGGGCTAAAGAACAAATCAAAGAGGGTAGAAATATCGGATACGATTGTTCTTGGTAAAAAGTTTTGGGGGTGGCAAAGTCGGGCAAGTCCCACGCCCCCCAAAAAATTTGGGTGATTTGGTGAGGGATATAAACCTCTATATCATAGGTGAAGATTTCGGAGGTGGCCTCTTCTAAGACAGTTAATAAATGCAATCACTGGCCCTACGAACCAACACCCAAGCTAAAAATAAAAATATAAGTTAGGTGTCAAGCTTCAAGCGGGTGGGCCCTCCCTTATTTTTTTTTTTTGGGGGTGGGCCCTCCCTGAATAATTTAAAATTTTTTAGTTGACAGTATACCTGGGATATTGTAGGATGCTGTTATCACCCGTTTGCAGGTATCCGGTGTAAAACTCAAACCTGCAGAAAGTAGGACATATGACAACACAAACTGAAGAGAAAAAATACGAACGTAAAAACAGGTTCAATGGTGAGTCTGCAATGTTAACAGCTGATGAAGCTAAGAGACATGACAGGATTTTTATCAATGAGCTTGCAGCTACGCTGGAGGATAAGGCGGCCGGCATCGATGGCACATCGAAGCTGTGGAAGCAGGTCCAGAAGGATCTGAACTGGTTCAGGCAGCACAACGCCAGCGCTTATATGACGTTACTTGATTAGTCCCGGAGCAGGGCCCGCAAGGGCCCTTATCCACTGGGGTGGGCCCTCCCGTAAGGGGTCAAGCTACAAGCCCTCAAGCGCTCAAGCTTGACAGGTTACAAGCTCTATGTTATAAGATATTATAGGAGAATATTATGTTAAAAAAAGAAGCAAGACAAATAACAGGCGGCCTAAGTAAGCCGTCCAAGATGCCAGGACCAGCGCACAACCTGCCGGCCGTGGCGTGTAAGACTGGCGCTAAGCTGGTGAAGGTCCCGGGCTCAGTATGCGCGGGCTGCTACGCCCTGAAGGGGCGCTATAGATTTAACAATGTACAGCAGGCATTGCAACGACGCCTGGCAGCGCTCGAGGACCCGCGCTGGGTAGATGCGATGGTAACACTGATTAAGGACCAGGACTGGTTCAGGTGGCATGACTCAGGAGACATCCAGAGCATGAAGCATCTAGAGAATATATTTTTAGTGTGCAAGCGTACAAGCAAAACCAGACACTGGATGCCAACGCGCGAAGCGCAATTTCTAAAAAATTTAGATCCGGCCACAGTTCCGTCAAATTTAATAATTAGAATGAGTTCACACATGATAGACCAGGGACCAGTCAAACAATGGCCCTGGACATCGACAGTCACCAGCGGAAGCGGCAGGACGTGCCCGGCCCCAGATCAGGGCAACGAGTGCGGGAGCTGCAGACAGTGCTGGGACAGGTCCACACCAAACGTGTGTTACGGTAAACATTAACATGACTCACATCTGGCGACACCCAAACTATTACGCTGAGCTCAGGAAGGAGAGGCGCAAGCTTACAAGCTCTCAAGCTCCAAGCGACAAGCATCCCAACCAACGCGCAAGGGTTCAAGCTTCAAGCCAGAGTTCACAAGCTCCAGGATCTGATGACCAGGGTACAAGCGCACAAGCCCACGGTCCGGGGTACAAGCAACAAGGATAAAGGTGTTCTGTGGGTGCTTCACGTGGAAGGCTACCTGGTGGGGTGAAAAGCGAATTTTGTCACCCAATGTCACCTTTAACTCTACTGTAAAAAAGGTCCCACTAATAGCATAGCCCAACAAATCGGGAGTACCATGTAAGCTACGATTTTCAAGACGATTCCATGATATTTTTGTAATTTTTCTTTTAAGATCATTATATAATTTAGCCTCTGGTTTCAGGTGGGGTACCTCAGCTAATTATAGTTTGCCAATTATCTTTGGCATCTTCCATGTTCCACCAAGTTTAACACCTTTTAAATTTAAAATGTGAGTGTCTCTATCACCAATCATTCGAGATTCCAACAACTGAATTTCAATCAGATCTATTTTTTCTCCATTAGGTAATTCAAGTTGCACTCTGGCATTTTGTGCCGCTGGTGATACTAAGAATTTGTCTAGATATTGTCTTAATTCTTTCGCTTTCATAAGTGTTGATATATATCCCACAAATGTATATATTGCAAGTATGAGTCAAGAGATTGTCAAAAAGAAGGCACAACCAGTTACAGATCTAACAGAGATGCAAAGAAGATTTTGCGAGTATCTTATATTCAATGAAGGTAGAACAACCTTTGCCGAAGCTGCTAGACATGCTGGATACAGCCCAGATAGAGCCAACAGAGAAGGCTCAGAGTTAATGAGAAACCCAAAGATTCAAAACTATATAGCTAAGAGATCGGCAGACGTTAATAGAGCATTTGCTGTAACCAAACATAACTATGTAAGAAGACAACAAAACCTATCTCAAAAACTTGTAGATGATGGTAAGATCAAAGACGCACTGGGATTTGAAACATTAATTGGTAAAGCTACAGGACAATTCAGTGAAACTAATTACAATGTAAATATCAATGCAACAGACATTAAAGAACGTGAGGCAGAAATAAAACGACTCAAAGAATTAAACGAGAAAAGAATCACAGATACAAAGCTGCTTAAAGAGTAACCTTCTCCATCTTAATTATACATCCAATTGGAAATACATTACGGTCTGAAAACAACTCATCACCTTCTTCATAAGATGCAAACGTTCTAATATTCTTTTTATCTTTGTTAAATAGATACGCATGAGTGACCATAATTGATGGTAGGAATCCTAAGAAGTCAATCTCATTAGCATGACCGCTATCACCTGTAATATCAGCCCATGTAATTTTATAAAAATAATATCTTTTCTTTTTGATTACAACTGATTTGTATTTAGATTTTTTTGCTCTTCTCATTGTATACCCCTTTTAACATATGAAAAAATAAAAAACAAAATTCATGTACGCGACCCCCTATTTCGTTGCAATTCCTAGCTTTTTTAAAAATTGTACCAATTGTACCTAATTGTACCAAGGGTGTTTGGTACAAATTTGAGCGAATAACCGTTGGTATGTAACACTTTTTTAAATTGTACCAATTGTACCAGGGTTTTAAAAAAAATAAAAAAAATTTTTTTATTTTATAGAGAAAAAACGTATACAATTGTAAAAATATGCAATTATCCTTGATTTTACTCATCTTTTTGACCTAAAATTGTACCTGAGAGCTCTTTTTCTTTTGGTACAATTGGTACAATTTTATAATATTCATCAACTCTACGTAGAAATTCATGCATATACCCCTGAAATTCCTCATCATGCACCTCAAACTTTTGAAAAAAGCAATCCTTGCTACACATTAGAATAATTCCAGACTGTATTTTTGTGTCGTATACTTGATTGTGGGCCATAGCATAAGCTGCTAGCTGGGTGAAGTAGTCATCAATCCATTCTCTTTGTTTAGGCTTGTTTGTTTGTTTGAAGTCTATTATACTTTCGCGTCCGTTATAAATTCCTACAACATCGGTAGCACCTGCATACAACCCAGGATAGTACAGTGTAACTTCACTACCCCATATTTCTTCCAGGTCCCCGAGTCCCGATTCAATAACAACTTTAGCCATTCGTTCTGCTTCACGGCCAATTGACGTTAGGTCCATGTGGTTCTCACCAAGAATATACCCTTCCAAATAAGTGTGCATTGCTGTGCCTCTCATGGCGCTCACATCACGAATCCGGTCTGCTGCCTGGGTACCTACCCGCTTCTTCCACTCTTCCAACTTCTGTTTCTTTTCAGCACTCTGAGTCGCTGACAATATCGTCGTAACACTCGGCAATTTTTCGTTCGTTCCTACATCGTAGTGTCGTTTACCATTAATCAGTGCACGTGTTGATGTCGGGTATTCAAATTTTTTATTCCACTTTAGCATTATTACTTACCTTTATTACTTGATTTAATACTGTCGTCCATGGATTAAATTCATAAGATTTATTCGCACAACCCGATAGTAAAATTAATATTATTAATAATCTCATTTTTCTTTATCCCACATAACCATCATACCTATAACAAAACAATAGATACCAATGACAAATCCTAGCGATGCTATTATTTCCATCGTTTCCTGTAGCCTGTTCCCTTGTCCCTGTCACCCCAACGTTTCTGCCAGGACCAGACATTTAGTTTACTGCTTAGACTTTCCAAGATGTTTAGAAACCAATCTATAATCCCCCAAGTCCACGATATTATCATATTTTTCATCTGTGTAATGTTCTATAATCTGTTGTATTTTAGGTAGTTTAGTATGCGCATATGGCCATAGAAGTCTACAAACATAGAACGCATCTCTGAATGTACACCTCCACTTCCATTGCATCAAGTATTTTGTACCGTCTTTTCGTAAACCTTTTCGCGGTTTTCTGTTGACAGTTCCAACATTTAATACTTCATGCATCCATCGTATAACAGATTCATCTGTCATAGTGACTTCCATACTAATTCGTTGAGACAAAGACTCTCTATAACCTTTGCCTTTATGTTTCTTTTTCTTTTCTATTCTTTTAGCGAAATAGATACTACCTTCGCCATCAAAGAGTCCTGCTATGTAGGCTATATCCTCACTGCTCAGTGTAGTCACGCACCCTCTTTTCGTAAGATGGTCCGTCTCTGAGTCTAGCTTTAAATTTTTCTACCTCATCCTCTTTCCATTGAGTTGCTTCTTTTAGCTCAGCTTGTAACTTTTTAATCTGAGCACCTGCACGTCTACATGTTGCTTGTAAGAATTTTACTTTACCCTCAAGAGCTTCTTTGTTGTCTTTCAAATGTTTAATTTGACTTTCTTTGTCTATCAACATCTTCGTCTACCTCCTCTTCTATTTCACCTTGGTTGTTGCAAACAAAGCAATCAGCCCATTGTTCTTCTCTGGCCTGTTCGAAAGGGACTCGGACAAATCCGTTTCCATTACAAACAGAGCAGATTACTTTACGCGTTTTTAAGTTTGCCATTTAACTTCTTCTCTTTCTCATTTACTAATAATGTTATTGTTTGAGATCTACTTATTGTCATCTCAGGAATCATAACTTTTCTTATCTTATCTATTTTATTATATGTATCTTTTGGTAATGATACATTTTTGTATTTGCTTATATCAGTCATAAACTTTATACTCCTTTCTTAGATTTAAACTAATATAGGATTTATCTCACAATATACAATAGGTGTCAAATGAAATTTTTATTAGCCTTATCAATTTGTTCAAGTGTAATAGGTGAATGCATGCCTCCATTCAATTGGCATGAAACTTTTAGAACTCATTATGAATGTGCTCAATTTGGGTATTCTGAATCTAGTAAAAAACTAGAAGAGATCGGTAGTAAAGAGGTTAATAAATACGGCGTGGTTGTAAGTTTTACTTGTACTTTAATTCCTGGAGTTGATTCTTAATTCATATCAACCCTCCTAGTTTCCGTGCACGTACTCCTAGGAGAGCAAAGGCTCCACACCTAACCTCATTTTATTGCGAGGATCAACGGTTGTCGTACAGAGGCTAGCGCGAGGCATTACATGGACGCAGGTCCTTTTCATCATCGTTGAATACATCCATAAAAATCACCACTGCCATCATTCATGACATGCTGATTAATAGGTGTATCTAAATACGTTGTAAGTTTAAGTCTTAAAATCTCACACAACTCAAACAAGTCAACTTCATTTACTAAAACTGTATCTGCCATCATCTGTTTCGTCACTGGTACTAGATGAAACAGACCATCATTTAGAATGATCAGTTCCATATTTTTTTGTACCCCAATCAATAATTCTTTTCAAACCTGGTGCAGAAATATCTACGTTAACACCGTAGGTTTTCCATGCTCTTTTCATAAGATTTAATTCCAACAAAAAGATAGACCATTGTTTATTTGTGATACCTTTTGGTCTTAGTGTTATAATTTTTTCTTTCATTTCTAGATACTAGGATATTTTGGGATGTTTGTCAACGACCTTGGCCATGATATTTTTTGAAGCTACGTCGTTTTGATTTATTCATTTTGCATTTACTAGGATTTCTACCTATACTTGTTTTGTGAAATATAGGTTCGTGTGCAACTTTTGCGTATAAACCTTTAGCTTTCTTGGCCATCTTCTATCTGTTCAAAGTATTTTGATATTTGTTTTGGGTTTTGTAATTTAGGTATGTATCTTATAGATCCATTTACATGTTGTTCTAGATCTGCACCACAACTAACACATCTATAAAATTCTCTACTCAAACCAATTAACATTGTAAGTTCTTCACAAGTTGGACACGTTCCATTAACTATTTCTGTATAAATTTTAAAAGACATTACTCCAATATTAACTTCTTTATAGATAAAGATCCATCAATATTTTTTTCTAGTTCTGCCATAGATTTTATACACTGGTATTGCACTTGCTTTTTCGTATCACGCATTGCAATTCTTTTACCCTTCAAGCAGTCAGACATAGATTCTTGAATTCTGTGTTCCTTAATTTCTCCGTTAATTATCATAAGAAGAGCCACGATCATCTCTGTCATAATACTTTACCTTTGTTTGGTCCTTCTTTTATTCTGTACTTATGTGTGCCTGTACCATTAATTTCTACTTCTTTTTTAAGATCCTTTACATATCTCATTTGTTTAGCAGTACGTTGCATTTCTGTTATGTATTCTAATATCTGTCTACTAATGCGTCCCATTTCCATTGGCTCTTACCTTATCTTTTAATTCTTCAATATCTTTTAATGCTTTTTCTAATTGTTCTCTTAAAAATTCTATATTTACTTTGTTAGTCATATTCATTTCTTGAGTTTCTTCCATCTTCTCGACACTTTTGTAAAGATCCTCAAGTAAAAAATGTTGTTCCTGGTCTACGGGTACTTGCTCACTTTTCTTTAACAAATCATTCTCAAACAACTCACGTGATGTCTCTAACGATACTAATCTTGAAGTCAGCTCCGTGTATGCGAACACACCCATTGCTACGAGAATTATAAGACTAGCTACGGTTTTCATCGGCATCTGTACAGCTGCTGATTCGGATATGTTTAGTGGTTTGTTATTCATTGCGCTGGTCCCCCAAGAAATGCTAATAGCACCAACATTATAATTAATATTGCTGTAAACCTATAGTCCATCTTGGCAATCTCCATTGTAGAACCTATAATATAATTGCGCCGGCCAATATAACTGCAACAGCTACAATACAAATTTTATGGTCTTGCCATAACTGTCTGTATCTTCTGTTTTGCCATGCACTCAAAACTTTATTTTTTATTTCATTAATCATTTTTTTTCTCCTCAATTTCATAGAAGAATTTATCTGTATCCTCTGTTCTCCAGGCTCTACTATCTTCTACGTTCCAATCACTCGTCTGCACTTTCCAGTCAGGAATACTATCTTTAACTGTAAAAGAAGGTATGTCCCATATAATTCTATTGTTGGGCTGTGCTGCAAAATTACCATCATCTAAGGCAATAATGTGAGCGCACTTATGTTCGTGCGGTATCTCCGAATGATCGGTGTCAAGTATATTACTCTCTGGATGTGCAAAGTCAACGGTAAATAAGTATTTACCAGAGTGCCATTTTTTATCTTTGCCTATATATTTGCCGGCCTGGCCATCTAAAATATCGAAAGTGTGAACAGCAGGATAATAAGAAAAACAATTCCAGAGCTGTAGTTCATCAAGTCGTCTTGTGGGCACTCGGGATGGTTCAAATCCCTTTTGAATAAACGCGCTAATTGGTAAGCGATAAAAAATTGCACCGTTTTCCATAATAGCATGAAATAGTATAGGCTTTCCTGTAATACAGCTAAGACCAAAGATAATGCAGTCTTCAACTTCTCCATGATGTTTTTTAAGATCATATAAATATTCTCTTCTTATTTGAGCATAAGTTGCCGGAGTGTTTGCATTTAAATAAGCCATAATTAATCATGTATCTCACCCCAGTTGTCACCGTATTCATAGTCGACTTTGTTTGGGACTTCCAGTGTAACAGCGTGTTCCATAATTTCAACAATCTTTTTAGCATGTGCTTCATCTTGCACAGATATATCTAGCTCATCATGTATTTGTATGTGAGGTATGATACCTTCTCTGTACAATTCTAACATTGCTTTCTTAGTCATGTCAGCAGCAGACCCTTGTATCAATTTGTTTAATGCTTTGTATGTGTAAGCTCTTTTGATCCCCGGTCCATGCTCCCTGAGTGCATCTTCGTGAGTCATAGCTTTATGCATACCGAAACTGTTAGGCTCCCACAGGTGAAACCTGCATAGTCTACCCAGCAATGTTCGTATCTGACCACGGTCTTGTGCTCTGTTAGATGCTTTGTCCATCAGTTGTTTTACAAATGGTACACGTGAGTGATACGTATTAAATAAATCTGCAGCTTTGTCTTTAGTAACTCCTAGCTCTGCCTGAAGTTTACCTTTACCCATGCCATAGAAAAGACCCAAATTGATCGTCTTGGCCTGTGATCTTGGTATGTCTGCCATATCTGCTACAGTCTGGTGAAAGTCTGAATTAGAATCATTTTGATAAGCATCTATTACATCGTATACCGACGGTAATTTGTACAAAGATGCATAATGCACTACCAGCCTAGGCTCTTGCTGAGAATAGTCAAAACAACCCCATGTATGGCCTTCCTCGGGTATAAATAACGACCTTATCTTAGGTCCTAGATCTTTGTTTCTTGCAGGAATTTGCTGAAGGTTTGGATTCTGATAAGAGAACCTACCAGTAACCGTACCACCTCCAGCGTTCCTTAACTGATTTATCTCGGCATGTATTCTACCGTTATGCTCATAACGTAGTATAGAATCTAAAAATGTTGTGTGTGCTTTGTTAATCTCTCTTGCCTGTGCGATCATATTTACAACAGGGTGTTTGTGTTCTTGTAAAAAGTTCTTTGTAAAACTAGGTGCCTCTGTTTTTTCTGTACGAGGGTATTCTAATCTTAACATATCAAATACATTCGCAATAGATCTAGCTGCCCAGATCTGTGTATCAATATTTGTTTCACCTTTTATTTTGTGCAGTAATTCTTGTTCTGCTTTCTTAAATTCTTTTTTCATTTTGTGTGCACGTTCTACATCTACACGTACACCTTTGAATCTCATGTCAACAAGACAAGGAAACAAATCAGACTCCAGGTCAAATATATCTTCTAAGTCTTGATTGATAATTTCTTTTTTCATCTCTTGCCAAAGTCCTAATGTAACTTCAGCATCACGTTCAGCGTATGCACCAACGTGCATTGATGGTAGTTTGTACATTTCTGATTTAGGATTGATACCCCATTCTTCTGCAGCTTCTGCAAGTGCAGCTTCGTTTTTACCATAACCAAGATAGTGCCATGATAAACTATTTAAATCATATCTGAATCTATTCTCATCGGTCACAGCTGCGGCTATCATTGTGCAGGCTATGTCACCATTTATTTTAAATCCCATTGCTCGCAACCAACATACGTCGTAAATTGCATTGTGAAAAACTTTTGTTGATGGTGCTTCAAGTACATCCTTTAACCAAGATAAAACTCTTGATCTATCCATGTTACCACCACCTTCATGTGCAATTGGAAAGTACCCTTTGTAAAATTTTGTAGCAACAGCGATACCTATAACTTCACCATTACCTATTACAGAACCAGATCCCCTCTTTAACAGGTCTGGATCTTTTGTCTCCAAGTCAATTGCTATTTCATCTACATCACGTAGGTCTGGAAACTCTGTAGGTTTTAGCCACTCAGTCGGTGCTTCGAACTTAGGAATTTTCATTATAGTCCCTTTCAAGTATCATTTCTATAAAGTGTATTGCTTTCAATAGATCTTGCTTCTTTCCCTTGTCACGATGTCTAATTATATATTTTATAGCACAACCCTCAGGATATAGCAATTCATTCTCTACTACAAACTTACTTGGTTGAATTTTATACTTTTGATAGTGATTCCCGCCGTGCTGCTTATCCCAAACTTTCGATGTCATAACCTTGATCCTCCTTTTTTGCTGCCATGATGTATAAGTTTTGTTTTGTTCGTGTCACCCCCACATACCAAACTCTATGTTCTTCATCTTGTTTATCTAAACTTTTTTCTACTGCATCTCGTATTGTTTTTGTGTTATCTAAAATTAATAATACATTGTCAGCTTCACCACCTTTTGCTGAGTGTATTGTAGATAGTTTTACTCTTGGGTCCTTTCTTAATTCTTCTCCATTACTTAACATTTCTCTTATGTATAAACATTCTTCATAGTCTGATTGAAACACATCATACCAAGGTGTGTCTTTAATGAAACCAAATTCTGTTAGATTATACATTCTTTCTTCTGTTAGTTCTGTATCTGTACCTGTATATTCAAATATATCTTTTACTTCTGCTAAAGATAATTCATCTCCTTTTTGCCATCTTAAATAATTTAGAATAGTTCTAAACAAAGTTACCTTGTAACTTTTTCTATCTTTGTATTCAAAATAAATACCACGTTCTTTTAAAAATGGTTTGAGTCTATTTAATTTATCGTTGTATCTTGCTAACACCAACCATTTACCTTCATCTATTGGAACATCTTCTAAACTATAAACATAGTTTACTGTGCCTTGTTCTTTTCTTGCTTTCC